AATCTAAATCTTGGTACATCGCTGAATGTATTTAAGGCGAATACCGAGCAATGGTACAATTGGGGAAAGGCTGTAGAATATTCAAAGGAACAGGTAGACGATTTCAAAAAGTCGTTTGATAGTTCTATTGGCGTGGCAAAGAAATGGGCACAAGACACCGTAAAGCAAACGCAAGACCTACAATATAAACTTGCTGACAACAATGGCAAGATTGCTATTGAGGAGGAAAAACTTGCTGTTCTACGCCAAAGACTTGCACAAGAGACAAACGATAAGCAAAAGGCACTTCTTGAATTGCAGATTCAAGACCAACAGAATGCTATTGCCAAACTCAAAGAAGAACTACTACAGCTACTCCCTACATACCAAAGATTGTTTGGCGAGGTTGCCGAGCATAGTGCTTGGATGACGCGAAAGTTGGCAAAAGACTACAAAAACATGCTTGTAGAAGGCAAGAATCGCGGGCTTAATGCTGACAATACATATTCAGTACGCGACCCGATAAGTGGGCAAATCTCACGTATCAGCAAGGAGCGAATGGGCAAGGAAATAAAGAATGCTGATAAAGAACTTCAAAAGACACACAGTACTATCAAGAAAATAACAGAAGCGTTTACAAAAGGAGAAGATGGTGTTGTTGATTGGGTACATGGAGTACAACTTATTGGCGAAGAACTCGGCAAACTTAGCAATCTTGTTGATGTCGTAGGGCAAATTGTAGATGCGTTTGGTAATCCAGATGAATATAATGCCACGGCAGAGGCATTTCATGACATTGCTACATCATTGCAAGGCATGTCCACTATCACACAAGGAATAGGTCAGTTTGCAAGCGGTGACTACATTAGTGGTGCTGCAAGCGTTTTAAGCGGCGTTGTTAGCGTTGTCAGTGCTTGGGCTGACAACAGCAACAAGAAGATAGACAGAGCCATCAAAAAGAGCGAGGAGGCCGTCAGACGTTTGGAAATAGCATACATTGACTTGAAAGAAGCTATCGACAAAGCTTACGGAACAGCAGTGATAGGAACTAAACGTGCTATGGCTGCGGCACAAGAAGCGGAACTTGCAGAACTTGAAAGACAACTTGAACTTGAAAAGGGACGCAAGAAAAAAGACAGGGATGATGATAAAATATCAGACCTTCAAAAACGAATAAAGGAACTCAGAAACGAGATTTCAGGTAGTATCAGGGAAATAACTGACGACCTGATGGGTACTGATGTCGGTAGCTTTGCAGAGAACCTTGTAACCGCGATGATTGATGCTTACAAGCAGGGCGAAAACTACATGAACTTATACAAAGAGAAGTTTGACGAGCTGATTGATAGCATGATTGCTAAGTCTATCGTCTCGCGTGTGGTTTCAAAATATCTTGACCAAGCTTGGGCTGCTATTGACAAGAACGTTGAAAACAGAACAAAGGATGAGTCTGAGAAAGTTACAGAGGCTGCTAAGAGAGCTGCAATGTCAGATGAGGAGATAAGAAAGGAGATAAGAGAAAGCTACCTGCCATCAAAAGACGATTTGGCTAAAGCAAGATACATGCTGCAAACGATGTACCCACACAAAGGATTCTCTGCTGCCGACGTAATTGAATATGCCAAGAAAATGGTTAATGTTACGAACGACCAAGTTGCTCAGTACAGGGCAGGACTGGATGCGGAACTTGAATCAGCAAAAGAAGCACTTGACAAGGCTTCTATATACACGTCAGAAGACATCAAAACCGTAATTGGCTCTCTAAAAGATTCTGGAGACAGTTTATACAATCCGCTTATTGAATCAATAAAGGAGTTTTACAATTATGGTCAGGACAAGACAAAGGAGCTTTCTGCACTCCAACAGGGAATCCAAGGCGTTACAGAAGATACGGCTGGTGCGTTGGAATCGTATATGAACATTGTTTCGCAAAGAATTTTTGAACAAGGTTCGCTTATCAGGGAGATACGTGACGTTGTTGTTGGATTCGATGCGGACGTTCAAGTTGCCACACAAGCTCAAATGCTATTGCAGTTGCAACAGTCCTATGCTGTTCAAATGGCTATACAAGGAATACTTGAAGGGTGGAACAATCCAAGCGGACAAGCCGTTAGGGTAGAATTAGTTTCATAAATTTGGTGGTTAAGAATAAAAATATTATCTTTGCAACATGGAAAGAGATATGTTTATGTTTTACAAGTATGCACTACAAGGGGTTTTAACGAATCCCTTGTGTGCAGAATATAGAAATGAATGGCGGGCTTGTGGAGAGGATAAGGAAAAGTTGGTTAAGCTTGCTTTGCGACAACAATCACTTCCGTATTTTATTACACATTGCCAACAAGGTAAGGGATTGAGCAAGGAATATCTGATTAACGAATTTGGCGACTATATCAACGGAAAGAAGTTGATTAATGATGCAGATGGTGTTGCGGGTTATACATATTCGCTTTTTGTTGGCTATAACGGTATTTGCAAGCCCAACAGCGATGTTTCTGCATTCATGTGGTGTGATTGTGCAACGTTAGATATTGAAACCGCGAAATGTTCTATAATTTACGCTGGTTGTAACACAGAACTACACATTACCTGTGATGGCTACAATTCGGTGCGCGTTTACTTGTTTGATAATAGCAAACTTGTTATTGACGATGCCGATGAAACTTGCAGCTTTGTCATATACAAGTACAGTGACGAATCTGACGTTGATGCTGGTAGGTATTGTCTGACAAATAACGTAAAAGCTTTTAGAAAGGAGTTGAAACTATGAATAAACTTAATGGTAAATATTTTCTGAAAAATACAGAAAACGGAAACTACTCTGATGCAACAACACTATTCGATGGAGTTAATATTCTTGCAGTAGATGGATTTGATTCTCGCGGTAAGGCGTTGAATGTTTACGTTGAACAATGGATTGCTGGTGGCACTGACTTCATGATTACGTCCAACAACGGACAGATTGTGCGCGAGAATACCGATATTACAATCACTTTTATTGTAGGGCAACGTTATGCGAGTGCAACAATAGACACACAAACAGTATATGATAGTTTTGTAAATTACATGACCGATACTGACGTGTGGGTAAAAAGTTCTTACGTTGGCAAGCAGGTTCATTGTGTTTGTATAGATAATGTTGAACCAACCACAATCAAGCTTCACAGGGGTGGCAATACATATATTCTTGGCAAGATACAACTAAAAACACTCGAAAAACCTTCTTCAATAACGACATAATATATTGTACTACTTATCTGTGTTTTTTTGAAAAAGCAAAAAGCCGCCCAATCCGTGAGGACTAAGCGGCTCTCTTTTTCTAATTAGTCTGTTCTAAACAGCTTCCACACAAACATCTTTTTCCACCAAGGTAGTTCGTTGTACCATTCAATAATGGACTTGTAATCCATGAGCGATACTTTTGTGTTGTGTAGCTCTGACTTCCAGTTTGCATTAGACTCTTGAGCGGTAGAAAGTGCGTCTCTTTGTCTTTCAATTTCTTTTTCCTTTCGCAAGATTTCTTCTTTCAATGCCTTGTTTTCTTCCGCAAGCTGTTTGTTGCGCCCTTTGCTTCCTGCGAGTTGATGCTTTAGCGAAGTGACTTCCGATTCCAATGAAGACACTTGTTCTCTGAATTGTCCGAGCGTCTTGCCTTTTTGTTCTTCTTTCATAATTTACGTAAATTAAGTTAAACAATAAATGTTATATAGTAACGTTACTTTAAAAGTCTGGTTGGTTGTAAGCATCCAAGTCTGGCTGTTCGTCGCTTGCAAGTTGGCTTTCCTTAATCATTTTAATTTCCTGCTTTGCATTGTATCGTGGATATGAATACATATTGCAGGTCTGCCCAATCACAGACACACCTTCTACCGCTTGTCCGTGTTCTATTGCATACGGCAACACCTCACCCTTGACCTCTACAAGCATACCTTTGCCAAAGTGCGAGGTAATATACTTGATAAAATAACCTTTGAAGATTATTTTCCAAGAAACATATTTGTCATCTACTATTGTGCCATCAGATTTCTTGTAGCCTTTCTTGTACTCTGAAAGGAACAAAATACATGAATCTGGTAGCACCTTCACACATTCCACAAACCCAACGCACTGAAAACTTGCCATATATTTTCCATTTAAGCCACTTTTTAGCCATTATAAGCGCGTTTCACCTCAAAGGTGGTGTAGTTAGCCACAAATGAAACAAAACGCTCTTGTAGGGCTTTATTTTTGGTTATCCAATTCCACAATAGTTAGAACGCAGTAGTTGGCTATATCCATGAGATTGTCGCGTAGACTTTCATTCTTTATGTTCATTTCATTTCCCTTAACCATATTTTTTACCCGCTTCAACTTGTCATTGATACGGGCAACGGCAGGTATATATCCAAATTCTTGAATAGTTTCGCTAAAACTATTTCCGTAGTCCGCATTCTTCTTTTTGTATGTGTTGAACATTTCTGACAGCACATCCGTGAACTTGTTTTTTTCTAATTCCATAATCTCTTCGTATTCAGATGTCATTTTTCTTTTTCGTAGTTAAACAATAATCCAACAATCGCACGACACAAATCATATTGCGATTTATTTTTTGGTAGTTTATCCCAATTAGTACACAGCCAGTCTGCAAGTTTATCCATGCCACCAAGTTTCGACAATGGCGTTTCTTGAATGTCACTCGCTTTTAAGCACATAAAGCAATCATTCAAGTA